AGCAGGTTTATATTTAACGGCACAAACTGCAGAGTGTTTATCGCTTAGAATATCTGATATATTAGAATATTCACCAACTGCAGATGCTTTTATACAAGCTATAGGTTCTCACAACGTTGCAACATTAGACGAAATGAAAGAGTTACATTTGTATGACTTTGGTATATTTATAGAGTTAATGCCTGATGAAGAAGAAAAAGCAATGCTTGAAAACAATATACAAATGGCTTTGCAACAACAGTTAATAGAGCTAACAGATGCTATTGATCTTAGAGAAATTAAAAACGTAAAACTAGCTAATCAGCTGTTAAAAATACGTAGACAACAAAAGTCAGAAAGAGATCAACAAATAGCACAGCAAAATATACAAGCGCAAGCGCAGGCTAACGCACAAACACAGCAAGTAGCTGCACAAGCTGAAATGCAAAAAAACCAAGCAAGAGCACAAGCAGACGCGCAGCTTGAACAAATAAAAGCACAACTTGAATCTCAAAAAATGCAACAAGAAGTTCAACATAAAAAAGAATTGATGGAAATGGAATTTATGATGAACATGCAATTAAAAAATATGGAGGTTGAAGGGCAAAAATCTAGAGAAAAAGAAAAAGAAGATCGTAAAGATGAAAGAACTAGAATACAAGCTTCGCAACAAAGTGAGCTTATAGATCAAAGAAAAGGCGCAAAACCACCTAAAAACTTTGAATCCGCAGGTAATGATATAATGGGAGGCGGATTTAGTTTAGGTGCATTTGATCCTAGATAAAAATTATTAATTATTATTATATTATATTATGGAAGAAAATAATGAAAACGTAGTTGAAGAAACTACACAAGCAACTGAACAACCAGTTGAAGAAACAAAAAAACCAAATATTAATGAAGACGGCGATTACGTTGTTGATTTAAGCAAACCAATAGAAGAAAAAAATGAAACCACAGAAGAAGTTAAAGAAGACAACGCTGACGACAGCGGAGTGGTTGAGCTCGTTGAAGATGCCGACACCACAGAAAAACAAGAAGAAGTACAACCGGAAGCTGAAGCACAAGAAGAGCAGCCAGCTTTAGAAGAAGTTACTGAAGAAGAAGTTCAAGAGCAAACAGAAGAATTAGCTGAAGCTATTGAAGAAGCTCAAGAAACTGGTCAAGCAATACCTGAAAATTTACAAAAAGTTGTAGATTTTATGGAAGAAACTGGTGGTACATTAGAAGATTACGTGCGTCTTAACCAAGACTATTCTAGTTATGACGACATGACAGTATTAAGAGAGTACTATAAACAAACTAAAAAACATCTAACTGATGATGAAATAACTTTCTTAATTGAAGACTCATTTTCTTATGATGAAGAAGAAGACGATGATAGAGAAATAAGAAAAAAGAAAATAGCGTTGAAAGAGCAAGTTGCTAACGCTAAAAGCCACTTAGACGGGCAAAAGTCTAAATACTATGAAGAAGTTAAAGCTGGTTCTAGATTAACACCTGAACAACAAAAAGCTTGGGACTTTTTTAATAGATACAACAAAGAAAGCAAAGAGAATAAAAAAATAGCGGACAAACAAACTAATACTTTTAAATTAAAAACTCAACAAGTTTTTAACGATAAATTCAAAGGTTTTGAATATGACGTCGGTGATAAAAAATATCGGTTTAACGTGAAGAACGCTGGTGAGATAAAAGAAACTCAAAGCGACATTAATAATTTTGTCAAGAAGTTCTTGAATGAAAACAATGAAATGTCAGATGCTAAAGGTTATCATAAATCTCTATATACAGCAATGAATCCCGACGCTATTGCTAAGCACTTTTACGAGCAAGGCAGAGCTGATGCTATGAAAGAAAGTGTTGCTAAGGCTAAAAACGTAAGTATGGACCCAAGGCAAGCATTTTCAAATGATAACACAAGTGGCCCTAAAGTTAGAGTGCTTAACGATGATACTTCTCCTACTTTTAAGTTTAAAATTAAAAATAAATAACTAATTTAAAAATAAATAATTATGAGTATTTCAAATGGTGCGTTGTTAAATAGTGTACCTGCTTCACAGAAGCAAACACTTGCAACAAACTACTTAGATTTTACTGGGACTACGGACAATACGTGGGCTCAACAATACCTGCCAGACTTAATGGAACAAGAAGCTGAGGTTTTCGGACCTAGAACAATTTCTGGTTTCTTATCACAAGTTGGTGCAGAAGAGGCTATGACGTCTGACCAAGTTGTTTGGTCTGAGCAGTCAAGACTACACCTTTCATATACAGGTAATGTATCATCTGCTACAGGTGGTGCTAACGCTGGTGGAGGTGCTACTTCACAAATTACAATTGAAAACGATATTGACAGCACTTCAGGTTTTACTGCTGCTAATCACGGTATTAGAGTTAACGATACTATTATTGTTGCTAACTCTGATGGTGTTTTCAAATGTTTAGTAACTTTAGTTGCTAATGCAGTTATCGATGTTGCTCCTTATGGACAAGCTAACTTAGCTGCTAATACTACAGCTGATGGTACTACTATACTAGTTTATGGTTCTGAGTTTGGAAAAGCTATGAACTATACTTTACCTGCTGGTACTACTAACACTTCAGATTCAAGAGGTGCTAACGAGCCAACTTTCAAGTCTTTTTCTAATAAGCCGATTATTATGAAAGATTACTACGAAGTATCTGGTTCTGACACTTCAAGAATTGGTTGGGTTGAAGTATCTGCTGAAAACGGACAAGCTGGTTACTTATGGTACTTAAAAGCTGAAGCTGATACAAGAGCAAGATTTGCTGACTACATTGAAATGGCAATGTTAGAAAGTGAATTAAACGTTGCTGGTTCTGTTGCTGATGGAACTACAATTACTGGATCTTCTGCTGGTGCTGGAAACGTAGGTACTGAAGGTTTATTTGCAGCTGTTGAATCAAGAGGTAACGTAGCTACTGGTATTAACGGTGTTAACGCTGCTACTGATTTAGCTGAGTTCGATGCAATACTTGCTGAGTTTGACAAGCAAGGAGCTATTGAAGAATACATGATGTTTGTAAATAGAGCTACTTCTCTTGCTATTGATGACATGTTAGCTTCTATGAACTCTTACGGAGCTGGTGGTACTTCTTACGGAGTATTTAACAACTCTGAAGATATGGCGTTAAATTTAGGTTTCACTGGTTTCAGAAGAGGTTCTTATGACTTCTATAAGTCTGACTTCAGATACTTAAATGACAAAGCTACAAGAGGTGGTATTAACTCTGCTGCTGCTGCTGGTTCTGCAATTAGAGGGGTTTTAATTCCTGCTGGTACTTCTTCAGTTTATGACCAAACTGTTGGACAAAGCATGAAGCGTCCTTTCTTACACGTACGTTATAGAGCTTCACAAACTGATGACCGAAGAATGAAGACTTGGGTTACTGGTTCTGTTGGTGCTGCTACAACTGCATTAGACGTTATGCAACTACACTTCTTAACTGAGAGATGTTTAATCACTCAAGGTGCTAATAACTTTATGTTATTGAAGTAAACTATTTTAAGGATCGAGGCTTCGGCCTCGACCCTTTCTTTTTATTAATTTTATTATATATTATATTATGGCAAAAAAACAAGAAAAGGTAGAGGTACCTGTTGTTGAAACACCAGTTGTTGAAACACCAACACCTAAAAAAGTTGAACCTAAAAAACCAACTTGGGAAATAAAAGATAGAGTTTATAATTTAAAAGGTCATAAAAAACCTTTATCATATATGTTAAGAGGCTCTGGAATTTATTATTTTGATGCGGAAAAAGGTTACGAAAGAGAATTAAAATATTGCGAAAATCAAAGAACACCGTTTGTTGACGAAATGAAAGGTGACCAAAGATTAGCTCATATTATTTTTAGAAACGGAAGCTTGTTTGTAGAAAAAGAAAAAACAGTTTTACAAAAGCTTTTATCTTTGTATCATCCGCACAAAGATTCTATATATACAGAATATCAACCTGCACAAGAAGCTGCAGAAGAAATAGAAATACTAGAATTAGAAGCTGATGCAATAGTTATAGCTAGAGATATGGATATTGAAATGGCAGAAGCTATTATGAGAGTAGAAAAAGGTTCTAACGTGTCTAAGATGAGTTCTAAAGAACTTAAAAGAGACTTACTAGTATTTGCTCGTAATAATCCTGCTTTATTCTTAGAATTAGCTACTGATGACAATGTGCAGCTTAGAAATTTTGGTATTAAAGCTACAGAGCTTGGTATTATTAAACTAAGCGCTGATCAAAGAAACTTTATGTGGGGATCTAATAATAGAAATATTATGACTATTCCATTTGATGAGCATCCATACACCGCTTTAGCACATTGGTTTAAAACTGATGAAGGTATGGAAATATATGCAAATATAGAAAAAAGATTAAATTAATCAAACTGTAGAGCGGTCGCCCTGCGGGGCGATCGTAAACTACAATAAAAAAATATGGTAAATATAGATACGGTATATCAAAAAGTATTAGCAATAGCTAACAAAGAGCAAAGAGGTTATATAACTCCACAAGAGTTTAACTTATTTGCCGACCAAGCTCAAATGGATATATTTGAGCAATATTTTTATGATATAAATCAGTTTAACAGAATACCTGGTAATGACACTGAATACGCTGATATGTTAACTTTACTAGAAGAAAAAATAGCTATATTTAAAAACATAAAGTTATTAAATTATTCTTCACCTTATTTTCAAAAACCAAGAGAACTATATAGATTAGGTACTTTAGAAACGGGTTTTGGCGAAATAGAACAAGTAACTAACAAAGAGTATTTAAACATAAAATTATCACCTCTTGCAAAGCCAACACTAAAACGAGCTGTTTTTGTTGACACTCCGCAAGGTTATAGAATTTACCCTACATTTACAAATAATGTGCAATGTCACTATATAAGAAAACCTAGAACAGCAAAGTGGGGTTATAATATTATTGGTGAAAACGCTTTATGGGATCCAAATAAATCTGAAAATTTTCAATTACACCCGTCTGAAGAAAACAACTTAATTATTAAAATATTAGCTTTAGCTGGTATTGCAATAAAAGATGTTAATTTATATCAAATAGCTTCTCAAGAAGACGCTAAAAATATTCAACAAGAAAAACAATAAATAAATGGGATTATTAGATAGCTTTATACAAAAACAAAATCCAACAACAGGCGCTGGAGAACTTATAGATTTAGGTTTAGACGCTAAAATATATTATACTGGCCCTGATGGTGTACAACAAACAGGTAATGCTAATTATGGTAATTATCAGTTTTTTTCATTAGAAGATATTATAAACTCTTTTATAGTTGCTTATGTTGGTGAAGGTAAAATAATAAGTAAAGTTAGTAGAACTGATGTTGCTTTTCACGCACAACGCTCTTTAGCTGAATTAAGTTTTGATACTTTGAAGTCTGTAAAATCTTATGAATTAGAAGTGCCTGCAACATTAACTTTACCTTTACCACAAGACTACGTACATTACACTGGAGTTTCTTTTGTAGATGAGTCTGGTATAAAACACCCTATATATCCTACATCAAAAACTTCTAACCCTGTAGCTTATCAACAAGAAACAGATGGTGATATAAAATTTGAAACTAATACTTGGAAAATAAATGTACCAGATGTAACTATTGAAGACGGTTACTATGTGATAGATCCTACAGCTGAAAAACAATATTACGAACAATATATAGAATACGGCATAACAAGATCTTACGACTCTTTTGGTAATCCAATAACATCTACTGACAACTTTACTTCAAAAACACCTTTGTCACAATTTAAAGATGAAGTTAGAGTAACTATAGCACAAAATGTTGCTGGTGGTGGTCAAAACATGATATACGGTACTAATGTAGATCAAGCAGGTAATGCAACAAATGATGGTATGATAATATTAATGGACACTGATCCAGGTGGTTTAAAAGTTGGTATGAGTGTGTTTGGTCCTGGTATACCTTTAGGTACAACTATAACCTCTTTGGATGGTATTACTTCTGTTACATATCCTGGTATAGCTTTGCACACAACTAACAAGCGTTATCAAGACTGGAAGCTAATGGATGGTGACGTTAATCAACCAGCTGTAAATCCTGGAAAACCTATTGTAACTGTAAACTCTCAACTGTATGGTAACGAGATAATATTTGTAGACCTAAACACAGAGTCTAATACTTGGAAAAACTACAGATCACACACACCTAACAATACTACTACCGATGATGATTACGAAGATGATTCAAGATGGTATGCTGAAGGTAGAAGGTATGGTATTGACCCTCAACATG